TTAGTGAAGCATCGGGGATTCGAACCCCGGACAACTTGATTAAAAGTCAAGTTTCCTTACCACCTAAAATGCCCATAAATACGCCATTTTCCAACACTTACATGACACGAAAATGACACATTCAGATTCTAGCATATTGTGTCCATCATGTCAAATAAAAAACCGCGTCAATTTTTGACACGGTTTTTCTACAACTCATTTTTCTCTATCTTGCTCCACTACTTTTTCCAGAAGATTGAGCACGTATGAAGGTGGCTTTCTTTCCCCGCTCTCCCAATGGCACAGGGTCCCTTTTGGGATCCCGTACCGCTTGCAAAACTCCCCTTGTGAAAGTCCGGAATGCTCTCTTATTTCTTTAATTGTCATTCTTCCTCTTTTTTCTTTTCCATCCATTCTTTGTTTTTTGCTATCGCGTTATAACTTTTTTCTATTTTCTCCTCAAACCTTTTCTTTTCTTTTTCCATCATTTCACGCTCGTTTTCAATTTTGTTTATAACTTCGTTTGTGATTCCTTTATTTTCCCGGATCACTTGTCTGGTTTTTCAAGTGTTTTTGCTTTTTTCACATAAAAGAGTCGTGTCAAAATGGCACGACTCTTTTATTTTTTTCTCATGCTTCTTTTTCCGCGAGATCGAGGTCTGATCCATCGAGAAATTCCCCGTCTTCGTCCGTATTACAGTATTCGAGCGCGTATTCGTCTGCAAATACGTATCCGCCGCTTTTCTTGTACGAGCATTTGTATTTGTTTAACTCGGCTTTTGCTAATCCGTACTGGTCGCTAGACCAACGTTTCAGCTCTTCCGGGTTTGCGTTTTCACCGCAAACACAATCTCCTTCGACGAAATTATCAAATTGTTTCTTTGTGTAGCTTCCTACACCATGTTTTAAAATTATCGTATTGTAATACATTTCTGTTTTCTCCTTTTCTGTTTTTTCGGTATCCTCTTTTACTACTCTCTCAAGCAGTTCAAGCACATACCACGGCGGGTTTCTTTTTCCCGCCTCCCATCCCTCAAGAGTCCTCTTCGGGATGTTGTATTTTCTTGCGAACGCCTCCTGTGTTAAGCCGGAGGCGTTCCGGATTTCTTTTATTTTCATTGTTTTTCTCCTTTATATTCAATAAATTCGTCGTCTGTCTCAACGAATTTATTGATTTCTTCGATCAGTTCCTCTTCGCTGACCGTCTGGAACTCACCGCACTCGTAAGTTCCGTCTTCGAGACGGTGATCATCGAAGCTTCCGCACACCGGGCAGAAGTCAAATTCTGCGGTGGTTCCGTAGGAAACCTCCCACATCCCGTTTTCCAAACGGGTGTAGTCCGTCCAGAAGCCATACGCTCCACCGTTTGCTGACTTCTCAGAATCATACTCCGAAAAATCATTAAATCTTACTCTCTGGATTCCTTCCAGACTTTTAATTTTTTTTGCTTTTTCCATTTTAAATTCCTCCTTGATTTTTGTTATGCCTTAACTTTGATTATATAATACCACTCATCGGCGTATACGTCAATAGGTTATTTTAGTTTTTTTTATTTTTTGCAATAAAAAAAGGCGCGGGGAAAATCCCCACGCCTCTTGATATCTTTTATATTTTTTACTGGCGGTTACACCACTCCTGTAAAGCCTTGACCATCGCAGACGGGTAACTGATCACGCCGTCTACCGGTGTGCCGAGCCTTTTCTGGAGCGCGCGGATGGTCTGCGGTCCGAGGTAGCCGTCTGCGGTCACTCCTGCCCATCTCTGCATGGCTTTGATCAGATCGGAGCCGCCGGACAGCTTGCCAGACCATTCAGCCGCCGCGATGCCAGCACAGTATTTTTTGTTGCTCGTCGGCTGATCGCTGATCACGCCGTCTACTCCAATCTTAAAAATCTCCTGCAAGCGTTTGGTCAGCTCATGACCCCACACACCATCGACTGTGATCGCTTTTGAGGTTGATTCTTTGGCCGCGCCGCCATACGTGCAGAATTTTGAATGGCAGTTGATCCAGCCCGCACCGGAGAGCAGTCGTCCCCAGCTTGTATTCTGAATTTCTGTTACCGTATAGCTACCATGATCCGTGATCATGCCGACGATGCGGCTGTCTGCGTTTGGCTGCTCTCTAATATTAAGGTCGGTATTAACCTTGTAGATACCCGGCTCATATTTTCCACTTGCTGGCTGTTCGGCCGATGCCGCACCACTGATCAGGCTCTTAAACCGCTCCCAATCCCCTCTCTCGATGATCTGGCTCGGGCAGTGCTTGCTGCAGATATCATAGTGGCGGTATACGCGGCTGGCCGGAATACCAGTCTCCCGCATGATCTCTTTGACGACCGCTACCGTGTTCTGAAACGCTTTTTCGTAATTATATCCCGCCTGCACGCACATCTCCACACCAATGCTGCTACGGTTGCCGTAGCGTCCAAACAGGTTATTACCGCCGTAATTAACCCCGACGTGCCAGCAGCCACAGCTGTGCGGTGCCGCCTGATAGGCGGTGTCACCATCATCCACGTAATAATGGGCGGACATATTCTGAAAATTGCCGTTATACTGCGCTCGTGCGTGTGCCAGCGCGTCTGCTCCGGCGGCGAAGTTATCCGTGTTGTGGACTACGATACATTTAGGATCGTTCTCACTGTAAGTATTCGTGTTACTGATTAATGATCTGTCAATTCTCATTTGTCGATGCTCCTTTTCCCAAAATTTCGATTCTTAGGAACATTGTACTCTTTTTCTCACGGCTCTTTGTAGGCTTGTTAGACTACGTATCGGTGATGGCTGTATCTTACGTTTTCCTGCGTTACTTTTGCGTAGATCATCGTGGTACTGATCCGCGTATGACCGAGGAGTTTCTGCAGATCCGTCACGTCCATGCCGTGGTCTATCGCATTTGTAGCTGTGGTGTGCCGGATCAGATGAGGAAATAGCGGTCTCCCGATGCCGGATCTCACGCCGATGTTGTGGATGACCTGCTCTATAGCTTGCTTTTGCAGAGCATGGTAAGGCTTACGTATTGTACAGAAAACGGCATCTGTATCGTCTTTTCTGTACAATACTTCTGCAGAGTGTATTCTGCGCGGGCGTTAAGATAAGAAACTCGGTGTTTGCGGCCTTTTCCGAACAATCTGACTTCTTTCGTGGAGAAATCAATATCTTCTTTTTTGAGGATCGCCATTTCCGAAACACGGCATCCGGTACTGTAGAAAAGCTCGATCATTGCTCTTTCTCGAAGATCAACGCACGCATCCCGTACCATTTCCATCTCGATGCCATCAAGTGGCTCTCGCGGCTTCTCCTCGTACTTAATGGCGTGGATTTTCGCACATGGGTTCTCCGGAATGTAATATTCCCGACAACACCAGTCAAGAAACGTATTGATAACGATGCGCTTAGTGTCAATGGTATGATCCGAGTTCTTCCCAACCAGCCCGTACAAATATAAGCGGATATCGTTTACCGTGATTTTCTCAACTGGCTTGCCGACGGCGTACAAAAACTGTTCCAGATAACATTTGTAAGTTATAAGCGACTGCGGACTCATGCCCTCAATCTTTTTCGATACCATGTAGACCTTATAGCACGCTGGTAAGAGATCATCCGGAACCGCTACATTCCTGCACTTCTTTTCAATATTGTAATCGTCCGAAAAGATCTCCAATTCGTTAAGCACAACTTTCATCTGCTCCGGTGTGAGCTTGCCGTTCAACTTTGTAATAAACTCGGTCGCAAAATCTGCCATAAAAAAACCTCCTTTTGTGGTTCACAAAGGGAGGGTATTGTGATATAATAATACACGTACCCTTTGTGGTGCAGTTTGGAACCGGGTGTGTCTTTGGTCGGATAGCCCGGTTCCTTTTTTTAGTTGCGCTTACATTATACCACGTTGTTTGAAAATAGGAAGTCTTTTTTCAAAAAGCAAGATTTAAGCAAGATTTTTAATAAATTAAATCCGCAGTTGAATGCTTTAAAGTATTACTATTTTATAGAGAACCAATCACTTTAACGTTTCTATCCATAGTAATTAGTTTACAGTTCCCCCATGTTGCAAGATTTACTGACACGGTATTATCATGAGAATTTAAAGATGGAACAGCACCTACGCTATTTAAAATATTCGCAACGCCCGACTTCCTCCCAAATGCAAAAATACTTATGTACATGTTATAGTCTATATATAATATTCCTGTCATATGAGCATCTTGTTGAAATTGAAAGGATATCGTTTGTGCCTTGTCATGAGTTTTGCCTGAGTAAATATATATCTTACTATTTAACTCGTTAATAGCTCCCGGGATTGTCTTATTAGTCGTCTCGAGCTGAGAGATACCCTCAGACACGATTTTCTTAGCAATCCATTTCCACAGATTACCGAAAGTAAACTTTTTATTCACTTTGGCTGGGGTGTCGTAGATAAGAACAAGGTCGGTGTCTACCGGTTCTGTTTTTTCTGTGTAGTTTGTGAAATTTGCCATATTAGTTTTCCCCCTTATTGAGCTGATTATTTTCAATATATTCATCAATTGCGGCGATATGCTTTTTCAATTCCGGGTTAACCGCGACAAAATTGCCGCGGTTATTCTGACTGATAAGGTCGCCGGAATCATCCACCTCTGAATAGGTGTAAGCGATCCGGATGCCCTCACCGGTTACTAATTTAGTAAAACTTGTTAAGACTTTCATACGTGCTCCTTTCATGCTATGATTTTCGATTCTACATAATCAATATACGTCTGATAGCCGATTTCGCTGTAGTCCAATTCCGGCTCTTTTTCATATGAAGTTTCGTTCTTTTCCAGTCTTTCTAGCGTGTAATCTGCCTGTTTAGCTTTCAGCTCCCATGAAAAGCTAAGATTTGGTGTTCCTTTGACCAAAAAGTAGTCTGCCGTTTTTTCCTCGATCCACAGGTCGCCGCATCCCTCTTTCTGCAAGAACACGTTATACTTGTCATTTCTCAGCACTGTTTCGCCGAAAATATCGTCAATCTGAACGTAGCACAGGCCGTTTTCGTCCGTTTCCGCTTCTCCGATGTCTCCGAAGAACGGGCTTGGCATCTCATAGCAATACTGGAGACGCTGACCGTAGTTTTCGGTATCTACAATTCTATTTTTGGTTCCAGAAGTATAGATTCCCTCTGTGGTTACACGTGAACCTTTTCCAAGTCCATTTCCTATTACATAGAAGCCGCCGTTTGCATCCTCTTTTCCGGCTTTCATGTATACGCCATAATTCGAGAGTGAATCAGTGACAGAGGAATATCCGGAAAGATCGTCCGTGTAACACATTCCGAAGTGTCCGCTTGTCCACGTGCTACCAATTCCAGCTCCCGTTGATTGATCAAGCAATCGAACGCCAGGGAATAAGTACGGATTCATTTCAAAAATATATTCTTTCCGAGTAACGCCAAGTCCCCAGTTAGCCGTACTGTCAACTTTTACGCCGCCTGTGGAGATTTTGACAGCTTCATTTCCGTTGACCGTGCCTTGTATATAGTCATTTTGTGACTCAAGGTGGATCTGCGTACCATATATGGAACCTTTCTGCAAATTAAAACCGTCTTTGTTCCAGCTTCCGATCTTATTTCCACTGGAATCATACACTTCCGCTTGACCGTTGCCGTTGTTGACTCCGCCAAGTTTTAAGGTTCCTCCTTGTGCGTACGAGAAATTGAGGTACAGTTTTCCATCTTTCAAGAAAACGCCCTGTGCAGCGCCGTTATTGGTGAGTCGGTTAAAAATTTCAAGCTGTGTTAAGGCCTTGTCCAGTGCATCTACCGCGGAGTCATCCGTGTATTTATTCCGCTTCTGCCAGTCCGCAGCCGCAAAATCTCCGCTCTTCCGTGCTGTTACGCAGGTCATGATGTCCGCACTCGTCGAGTCAAACCAGAGGTCACCTACAGAGTACGGAGGTTTTGGCTGGCTTACGAAAATCTGAGCCTTTCCGTCAATGGCATCGTAGACACCGCTCGGCGGCTCTGCTTTCATCTGTTCCCACGCGCTACCGTTGTAGATATAGGACTTCTGCTCGGTCGTGTTGTACCACAGATCACCCTTATGCTGTTTTTTCAGTGCATCCGTTGTCCACGACTTAGACGGGTCTGTGCTCTGTCTCCATGTTTCCGCTTTCCCGTCTATCTGATTCTTAACATCAGCAAGAGTGTTTGCGTACTCTCCCTTGATCCAGCTATTAAGCGAGGAGTCATCCGTGTATTTATTCCGCTTCTGCCAATCGGATGCCACGTACGAGCCAGACTCACGAGCCACAACGCAGGTCAGAATGTCGGATGTCGCCGAGTTGAACCACAGGTCGCCTACAGAGTACGGCGGTTTCGGCTCGGAAACGAAGATCTGAGCTTTTCCGTCGATGATGTCGAAAACATCGTTCGGGATGCTCATTTCCTTCCAGATTCCGGCTTGATAGATGTATTCCTTATTGGTCGATGGGTTTTTCCAGAGATCGCCATCGTGAACCATCTTTTCACTTTCAATCACGGTCATGATCGCCGCGCCGGTGCTGTCCGTAACGGTCGCTCCGGTGTGATCCAGCAACGCTTCTTCGGTCGTTCCCGTCCACTGTAAGGCTGGGTCGGTTGTCTGATACCATGTTTCTGCTTTTTTGTCGATCGAATTGGAGATTTTCTCCATTTCGTCGTCATATGCAGCGATGAAATCGCCCAGTTCCTTGCTGACTGCTTTTACGGCGGAGTCATCCGTATACTTATTTCTCTTCTGCCAGTCTCCGGCAACATACGAGCCGGACTCTCTGGCGGTTACGCAGGTCATGATATCCGCGGTCGATGAGTCAAACCAGAGGTCACCTACAGAGTACGGAGGTTTTGGCTGGCTTACGAAAATCTGAGCCTTTCCGTCAATGGCATCGTAGACACCGCTCGGCGGCTCTGCTTTCATCTGTTCCCACGCGCTACCGTTGTAGATATAGGATTTCTGCTCGGTCGTGTTGTACCACAGATCACCCTTATGCTGCTTTTTCAGTGCGTCCGTTGTCCACGACTTAGACGGGTCTGTGCTCTGTCTCCAGGTTTCCGCCTTGCCGTCTATCTGCGTCTGCACATCCTCGAGTGTTTTTGCATAGTCTCCCTTGATCCAGCTATTAAGTGAGGAGTCATCCGTGTATTTATTTCTTTTTTCCCAGTCTGCAGCATTAAAATTTCCGCTCTCTCTCGCAGTCGTACAGGTCATAATATCTGCACTGGAAGAATCGAACCATAAGTCACCCACATCATACGGCGTAGTTGGCTGCTTAACGAAAATCTGAGCCTTTCCATCAATCGCGTCAAATACGGCTCGTGGCGGCGTTGATGTCATTTCCTGCCATGCTGAGCCATTATAGATATAAGTTTTCTGGTTCTCTGTGTTGTTCCACAAGTCGCCCTTATGCTGGACTTTCAGCTCATCCGTTGTCCAATTGGCCGCCGGATCAGTGCTCTGCCGCCACGTTTCCGCCTTACCGTCAATCTGAGTAGACAAGTTGGCAATAGTCTCTTTGTAGTCGCCGGAAAGGAAGTTTTCAAGCGCGGTATCGTCTGTATAAGTATCTTTTTTCGCCCAGTCGGACGCATTATACTTTCCAGATGTGCGCTTAACTACGCAGACAAGGATAGTTGTTCCGGTGAACCATGTATCGCCTACGTCATAAGGGGGAATCGGTTCGCCAGCAAAAATCTGCGCCTTGCCGTCGATTTTGTCAAAAACATCGTCTGGAACGCTCATTTCATGCCAGCTTCCGTCCTTATAGATGTATTCGACATTGTTAGTCGTGTTATGCCACAAGTCGCCGTTATGAGCCGCTTTTTCGCGTTCCCATACGGTCAGAATGTTTGCGCCGGTGCTGTCTGTGATATTTGCGCCGGTATGGTCCTGCAATGGTTCAGATGTGCTATTATCTGTCCATTGGAGCGCCGGATCTGTTGCTTGGAACCACGTTTCGGCTTTCTTGTCAATCGAATTAGAGATTTCGACAAGCGTTTCTGCATAATCAGTGTAAATGAAGTTGTTAAGCGCAGAATCATCTGTATACTTAACTGCCTTGATCCAATCAGACGCATCATAGGAGCCGGACTGACGTGAGCGCTGGCATCTCATAAGATCGGAAGTGTCATTGCCCACCCACAGGTCACCTACATCGTACGGAGGATACGGCGTAGCTGTAAAAACGCGGCGCTTTGAGTCTGCTGTGTCTTTGGCTTCTGCGGCTTTCTGCATAGCAAGCGTGATATCGGTATCCTGTACGAGCTGCCAGCTCCACGCTGATCCGTCTTTCTGGAAGCGGTACGCATAGCCTTTCGACTTCCAATAGAATAAGTCTCCCTCATGAGCCGTCTTCTTCTCCTCGGTATCCCATTCTTTCGCCGGAACGTTGTTGAGCGTAGGCTCGTAATCGTAATAGAACGTTTCGATCTGACCGTCAATCTGCTTTTGCAGGTTGGAAATCATAGGGTTGTATATATTGCTCTTAAAGTCGTTCAGAGAAGATTCCGCTTTTTTTTCGGCTATATCTGCCACCGTTTCGCCCTGAATGGAAAGAGAAACCACGCTAAGCCGGACTTCTCCCGTCTCAGCATCCATGTAGACGGTCTGTTTTCCGTTTCTGTCCTGGATGATAAGGGTTCCGCCAACTCCCCAATCGAAATTGATGCCGATAGTAGTCATGATCTTAGCTATCATGGCTCCATCTACAGTAAATCCACCGTTCCAAGTCTTTCCGCCGTCGGTCGATGCTGTGATTGTATCAGCTGTAATTTTGAAAACACTTTTGGATTCCGCAAGTGTAGGCTTATCGTGCAGATAGTAGATGCTGCTGCCGTCCGGCTGCACTTCGCTTGAAATATAGGTTCCGGGCGCGTTGGAAACCTGTTTTTCGAGAGCGTCCATCTGTTTTTCAAATTCTTTTTTAATAACCTGCTGCTGCTTTTTGAGATTCTGGTATACTTTCGAGCCAGATGTCGCCTTTTGCGACTTTACGGTTTCTGGGCTGTCTGTATCGCATGAAATAGACGTACTGCCAAGGTACGTGTAAGTAATATTGCTCAGAACCGAAAAGAAAAGATTTCCTTTCATATCCTGCACGAAACACGGGTCCATAAACTCAGCAAGCGGGTTTGAAATGTGATCTCCGCTGAAAGTGTAAAATTCCAGACCAACAATAACATTTCCGATTAGCTGCAGTGCCTGTGCTTCTTTGCCGGAAATCAATGGATTTTCGATCAAGAAGCAGTAATCTTCCGAACCTACAATATAAGATTGCTTTTCGTCTCCATCGTCATTCTCCGCCTTAACTCCGGTTATCCGAATCATATCTGTCGAAATGCTCGGATTCTTCTGAAATCCAGAAAAATTCTGTGCTTTCGTGTAATCATACGTGCCATCTGACTTTTTAAGGCCGGAAAAATCATAGCTCTTAATAATAACAGCACCGTTGGAATCGCAAATGGCATTACCGCCAGCAATCATAGCGATATATCCGAGCATGTCCCTGCAGGTAACATTTTCAGAAATTGCATCTACCACGAAATCACCATTTGTGAATTTCGCGCTGCCAGCAACAAGATTACACTGGATGCAGACATCCCGATAGATGTTGAATACAGTCGCCGGAAACGTCGTATTTGCAACGTAACTATCGGATGTTTTCGCCATGTAATCTGCAGCAACAAGAGCAATTGTGGATCCCGGCGTGGTCGGCTCAACTACAGAAAAGATTCCCTCTTTAATTTTTTCTACGCTTCCATCATCCAGCGTCATTCCCGTAAAAAGCGTGATTTCTGCGCCGTAAAAGTCAATGGAATCAAATCTTCCGTCGTAGTTATCCAAATTAAGCTCTATTGTTCTTGAAAGCGCCACACCGAGGGGGAATGAACTTCCCCCATTGGTCGTGATGCTGTTACCGTCAATTCGAAAATCTTTGGACGGATCCAGAGTCAATTTTGTGCCGTTCCGTAAAACCACGTTTGCGTACGCATAACATGCCGAACCGTTTTCTACTTTTTCCCTAAATTCTGTGCTTACATTTTTCATGATGGGTCAATCCTCGTTACCTGGAAACTAAGACTTGTGCATTTTTCCTCGCCCTCTTTGAGGGAATATATCGCTGTGTCAACGTTTGCAACATAAAAAGCATGTGTCTCCCATTTTGCGGTTTTGATATTGAAATAATGGAAATTGAACTGAGACTTGAAAACAGTCTTTAAAAGGATTTCCGTTGCTGCTTCAAGGGTAATATCGGTCCATTTAAGGTTATACGCTTCAATGGTGAATAACCTTGTGTTGACCATTTTGCCGTTCATAAGCCGCCCGGAATCGTCCGAAGATGTTGCTGCAAAAGCAATAGTGTAACCATCTTCGTCAACATCTGGCGGCGTGTAGCCATCAAACTGTAAATGATTTTGTGCCATGTATGCCCTCCTTAAGTCGTAGACAGCTCGAATGGGTTATTTCCACCCTGTATCTGCTGCAGCTTTGCTTCGCTGATTGTTTCCTTGAACAGGACTTTTCTGTCCAACTGTGCAACGAAAGTATAGCTTCCATTGCCTTTTCCAGACTCTTCCCGGACAATCTTACGGATAAGCCCCTCTGGTGCTTCGATATTGTTTCCGCTTTTCTGATCTCCGAGCATTGCCAGAAACTCCTGGTTTGGTGGGATGACCGCACCGGATGCCAGATGTGGGATTCTTCCGATAGTTGGAATATTTACATGCGGAATTCTATTCACGCCGCGGATCAGATTATTGATTGCTCCGATTGCCTGATTAACCATGCTGATGATCCCATTAATCGGAGCACGCACAACATCACCAATTCCGCTCATGATACTCGAAAAGATATTTTTGACGCTCTGCCAAGCATTCCGCCAGTCACCAGTAAACGCGTATTTAATAAAATTCATAATCCCAATAAATACGTTTTTCATAGTTTTGAATATTGACTTAATCAAATCGCAAAGCACCTGCGGAGCAATGCCAGCTACGCCAAAATATTTTACCCAGTCAACAGAGAATAATTTTTTCACCAGTGACATAAATGGAGTTAAAATATAGTCTCCAATCCATTCAATTAAAGCGCCGCATGTATCCGCAAATCCCTGTGCTATTTGTCCTGCACCGGAAAAAGCTTTTTTCCAGTCGCCCGTAAACACACCAACAAGGAAATCGATCAAACCGCCGAGCATATCCAGAATTCCGTTCGCCATTTCTACCGCAGCGCCCAATAAATCAATAGCCGCGTCGCCTAGCCATTGTACAACAGGAGCCAGTAATGGAATTACATTTTGAAGAATCCAATTAATAAGGGGAACAAGAACGTTATTCCAAATTTGCTGTAGCGCATCAATGATTTTTGCGCACACATCAAGGAATTTATCGACAAAATCTGTAAGAGGTCCATTAATCAAATCTTCGAGCCGCGTTCCCCATTCATCGATGATAGGCGCTACATAACTATTATAAAGATCAAGCAATGTTGCTAAAATAGACGCACAGCCTGATTCGATATCATCAATAAATGGCTTAACGCTCTCATCATAAAATGCAATGATTTTGTCGGATGTATCGTTTAAAAAGTCCTCGATAACCTGCGCGAGATGCTGAATAGGTGCGATTGTTTCGTTAATCGCTTCAACTAATTTATCTTTGTTATCAATCCATGGCTGCCAGGCAAGATACATTTTATCGCGCTCGTATCGTGCAAAAATTTCTACAGCCAAGCCGCCTAAAGATGCAAAAATTCCGATAAGATTTCCTGTCAAATCCTGCGCTGTTTGTGTGCCAAACGTTTTTGCAAATACTTCGGCTATCGTTTTTGCGATAAGTCCGAATTCATCTGCAATTTCTGCTCCGACATTGAAAACGTCAACCAAAAATTTCTTGATTCTATCTTTATTTCTGCTCAAATAGCTTTCAAAACCGCCCACAAGATTAACAGCCAGTGTAAGGCCTACGCTTGCTATTGATCCGGCTACGACCCCGAGATTATAGATTACAGATTCTGCAAAGCGTTTCGCGGCTCCTACTACTTCCGGATCTGTGAAGATCTCCACAAGATTCTTTTTGATGGATGCCAGATCCTTTTTCAGCTCTGCAAGCTGCGGTTTGTAATCTCCAAGGCCATCCCAGAAGCCGGACATAAACAGGTCTTTAATCTTTTTCAGTAAATCAAAAACTTTCTGCAGATTATCCAGAAAAGCGTTAGGGATCTGCTCTTCCGTGAACATCGGCGCACTGCCTGTTCCTCCTCCACCGCCGCCAGCTCCCGGGGATTTGCCGCCCCCGCCGCTGCCGGAACCGCTGTCGCTTTTCGAATCCATCTTGTTCAGATCATCGAGAGGAGAAAGGTATTTTTCCGTTGCTTCTGCGGCCGCATCTGCCGCATCTGCCGCGTCGTTGGTTGCGTCCGCTACATCTTCCGCACTCGATGCCGTATCGCTTAGAGATGCCGCGTAATCCTTCTGAACAGCTAATGCTCGAGTATATGTTTTCTTACCAGACAGCATCGAAAAGAACATGCTTACGTAAGTTGCCGCGGTGCTAAGCATGTCGATGAATTTTGACAGAATCGGTGCAATCGCTGTAAGAATCGGCGCAAATGCTGTCGCAAGACTGTTTTTGAGCCGTTCCAAGCTGCCCCACAACATAGAGATAGCCGAGTTGGTTGAGCCGGATTCCTGCGCCAAATTTGACATTCCAGCCACAACCGCGCTTCTCAGCTTATTGAAAAGAACGAATAATGAGCGGATGCCTAGACCGTATTTTAGCAACGTCATAATTCCGTTTTTGGCATTTCCCGCCGCGCTTCCGGTCTCTTTCAGCGAATTTGCGGCTTTCCTTCCGCTGTCAGCCACTTTTTTATTTGAATTTGCCAGCTTTTCTCCGTCGCCAGCGGCTTTTTTTGTTGCTGCGCTGCTTGCTGATTTCGAATAATTATCAATGCTGTCTTTTACGCCGTCATATGACGTTTTCAGCCGGTCATTGATATTTGCCAGCTTTTCTTCTTCCTGCGCCAGTTTTTCCGTCGACGCTGCTGCTTCTTTTGTAGGTTCGGTATTAATCGTTGCAGTACCGGCTTCTTCCATCTCACGCATTTTGTTTGCGACCGAATCGTATTTGTCACGTAAAAAGTCAAGGTCAACCGCAAGCTCTCCCATTTCTGCCGTCTTACTTCCGTCATCATTCGACGACCAAAGTTCATCCCATTTTTCTTTGGTAATCGAAATTTTCTCATCCAATTTCGCAAGTTCTGACTCAAGCTGTGCGTACTGCTGGGTTGGAGTTTCTGATCCTAGTGCGGACGTGAACGCTCTTCCTGTTTCTTCAAGATCCTGCAACTCACCTTTTGCATATTCAATTGTTTTTGCGAGCTGGTCAATATCATACTGATAGCTCTTATACTTTTTGCTGTCTTCACTTCCGCCCAGCGCCACAAATTTTTCCTGCGCATAGATTAGTTTGTCCATCTGCGTCTTAGCAGACTCTATCTGTGCCTGAATCTCTTTGTATTCGTCGGTCGGTATCTGCTGTTTTCCGAGTTCAGCAACCTTTTCTTTGAGCTGTTCGACTCTTTTTTCCTGCTCTCTGTACTGATCGTTCAGCTTCGAGAACGCGTTCGCCTGTTTGTTGAGTGATGCTTTGGCCTTGTCTCCAAGACCATTAATAGACGAGATACACTGCCGCACATTCGCTTCCAACTCCTTACTGCCAGCTTTTGCGCCGTTGGTGTCAATCTCCGTATCAATGATGATATAGCCGTCAGCCTGTCCCGCCATGCGTTTTTCCTTCCTACCGTGTAACTTTTAACGGTTTGTGCCGGTGCTCCGTATGCTCCGGCAGTTATTTTGATATTCCAAAAAGCTCTCTAAGAGCTGCTTTTTCTTCTTCGCTTCTCTGGCCGCTTGCCGATTTGAGATCGATGATAGCCTTATTATCCCTGTAATATTCCTGTTCCCACTTGTCCAGTTTCTTTCCTTTGGCTTTTTTATCTCGGATACTTACCACAGTTGCGAACGTGCCTTCCCCGATCTCCATGTAGAAAGCAAAAAAAGTCCACCAGTGCAGATACTTCTGACCGCGCACATCTTTTCCGGCAACCTTATTGATGGACGGAATAATAATGGTTGCATCCTGTATCCAGTCCATTAATTTTGGCCTTTTTCGCTTTGTGTCCTCTGAAAAACCGCAGTCAATAAATTCACATGCTTTTTCCGCAGCTTCTTCCCATTCTCCGGGTGGCATATCGTCAAAATCAATATAGAGGATAGCTAACATACTTATGACCTGTTCCGCCCTCTTTTCGTCCTCGGTCATATCTGGTTCGAAAATCTCGGGATCGTTCATACATTGCAAAATATCCAATACCACTCGATAATCTGAGCGTATTGGATATTCTTTTCCTGCAACGTTGAGCGATGTCGGAAGGCTCCACGCGTCCATTATTTACGATATTTTGTAACGTACTTATTCATACGTGTTCGAACTTTCTTCGCCCTGTGTTCGGTCTCAGTTTCGATCACGCGGCCGATAGCGTCAACAACTTCTTCGAAAAACAGCTTTCCAGAAGCAAGCGGAGAGAACGGGCCTAAGATGCTGAAAAATGATTCTTTCGAATCCGATCCGATCAGATAGGAAAGCTCATCAGCAACCATGCTTTCAACCTTTTTAATGTCCGCCGGTTCGTTTTCCGGCACTGAAAAGCTGTTCAGATGTTCTACAACCTCATCATATCGTGAGATAAGATTGGTGTCGGATGGTCGAAAATCAAATTTCCCGTATACATGGCCCTGCTTATTTTTGATGTAATAAGTTTTTAAGCCATCATCAATAATGATATCGTTACTCTGCGGTTTTACGAGTTTGTTGCTCATTGGAAAGCTCCTTTCTATTCGTGTGTGATCTTACGCCAGGGATGTGCTTCTATCGGAAGCTGGCGCTGCGCCCTCATTAAATTCCGGAGTTCCGGTTTTAAGAGAAGCTGCGCTTACGTATCCTTTGGTGAATTTGCCATCCTCGGAAACGGCAAACGGGATATTAAGGCCTGCAGTATCGCCGCCGTAAGACTGCGGTTTTACGATGACCTCACGCACGTACGCAAGATGATTGGTCGCCGCTGTGTCCTCCACGATGACTTCCAGCATAAGGGTTTTACAGGCATCGCCTTTTTTACGTTCAAGGGCGATATCTCGCAGTACCGGATACAGTTTGTTATCCGGGTCAGCATAGAACGGATCAGCGTCCATAGACGGCTCATATCCGTTATCTCTCGTTTTGGTCTGCCCGAGAATATTTTTGGTTGTTTCGGTGTCCGGGTTAAGTTCCACGGACATATCCTCGATGTCGTCACCTACCAGCACCCAGCTTGCGGATGCCACGACTCTCTTGAATGTCGAATCGAGGTAAGTGGCCATTGCTTCACGCTCAAGTTTAGACATGTTTTTTCCTTTCTACCGCGTAACTTTTCGCGGTCAGCGGCTGCCGAATCGGTGCCGGTATGATTATTTTTTGAATTTTTTCCGATATTTTAAGGACATACTGATAACCCAGTCTTCCACTTTGTTCTCCGCCACCGTATCAAGATAAGATGGCGTAAGACGGGTTATAGATTCAATAACTCTTCCTTCCGTAAGTGCAGGGTAAGAATTCAGATGATATTCTTTCCCATCCACCTGCACGGGCTGTTTTTCAAGCCACTTTCCGAGAGTGTCCAAAAATTCCTTGATTTCTGTCTTAACCCCCGGCGTTGTAGGCGCGGAACGGTACACCACAAAAAACGGGTAATTGCAGAGCTGATCTACCAGCCCGGTGACCGATTTCTTTTCCGATGCGACAACTGCCCCACTCACCGGATAGAATGCGATTCCGTCATCCTCTTTTAGAGATGAAAACTTAATCTTTTCGGTCGGCTGCAGACCGGGAAAAGTGTTTAGAACGGTCTCAAGTGCTTTTGTTACGATGTCATAGCCGTCAACATCGTACGTAACGAGCTTTTTAACCTCCTCCGGCACGTTTCTTCACTCCTTTCACCCATTGCTTGCCGTGTGCCGCCTTTGCCGCGTCAAACCAGTGATCCGTTGCGGACGGATGCGCGGTTCTATCGAATTTCAGTGGTGTATCAGTAACAACTTTTTTTGCGCCAGGTCTCGCCCACGCTGAACGCGTCTCCGGATCAACCATAAGTTTTCCCTCGTACAGGAACCGTCCATACGGTGGAGCGCCTGCGCACACCTTTCCAGTGCCCTGCATGGATGCACTGCGCACTCTGGTTGCATCCACCATGATCCCGTCACGAAAAGGCATGTACGGGATCATATCATTCATAACCTGTCCATCAAGCCAGAACTGCGCTTCCTGGAACTGCTTGTCAAACCTCGTAAGGTCTACCTGTACCTTAACATGTCCATTCACGACCGAAAAACTGGGGAAATGTTTCGTATTGCTCATTATTTTCCCCCTATTTCAAAATGAGGAATAAGCCTGTACGGACCGCCTACATTGCTGATGGAAAACACATTATCGTATTTTTTATTCATGTAGTCATAGAATCCGCGGTCTACTCTGCTTGTGTATTCCGCGTCTTTCACCACGCCGTACATCTGTCGTTCAACGATTGTTGCAATCGGCATTTTTTTGTGATCCTGCACGTACGCTCCGTTATGGTCGATAAGATATGCTTGTTCTTTCTTCACGCAATAATCGCCCAAAACAAAGAAATCCTCGCTGGCGAAAGTGATCGTTCCCGGAAGCTCTTCATTTGTCTGAGCTTTCCAGGCTTTCGGCGATAACCATTTCTTTCCCTGCACCACAATCGTGCCGTTATCTGGCGTGTACGCCACATGCAGGCTGGCCGTATCGGCGCTGTCAATACCGGTCCTGACAATATTTGCGACCTTATCTGTGATAAGATCCACATGCTGCAGAACTGTCGGATACCAGAATACATTCCCGGTTTGATCTTCGTACCGGTTGAAAAGAGTTATGGTTTCGTCATACATGTTTCCACCTACTTCTTATTCTTCACGAGAGCAGTTTCATATTGACCGCTAAAACGTGATTTTCCATTCGAGTACCACGTATAGCCTTTGGGATTCGTAAGAGCATTTTCTACGGGTTTCCAGCCTTTAGGGGGGGGTATTGAAGCGTTTTACCGTCTTACCGTTTACAGTTTTCATCATTCCACTGTTGCTACCTCTTCCACCCATCTCACAACCTCACTCCTGCATACAGGACCGGAACGCCGTCATCCGTCATAACGCCCTGTAGATTTTCGAGAATAATCTGTGTCACGAGCACGTTTTCTACCTTTTTGTCCATCGCCGCTTGTCCGTAGACGCTAGAATTTGTACCGCTGGTTCCGGTCACGTAGGAAATGCTTTCACTGCCGGAAGAAATCGAAGAAACGGCCTTATTGATGACCGTTCCATCTTCTCTCTTTACGGTTCCTACTGTTTCCATCGCAGCATTTTTTACGGTGTCGATCTGAAAAAGCGCATCCGCCAGTGTACAGACCGCTTTCTTGATCTTTTTCTGTGCCCGTTCGTTTTCCGGCAGCCCGTCTGCAAGCCGGTCGAATGTCAAAACATCAATTCGATCACTTGCCCGCTCGGCGTACCGCGGAAAGTCGGATTCTGGCACGGTATCGCCGAAATATGAAGTTTTGTAAAATTCATAGTCTGCATAAGCCATGCCAGATACCTCCGTCAACCGTTGGACTTAATCAGTCCCATGCGGATGTTTTTCTGATTGTACACAAGGCTCCAGTTGCCTTTTGTACCGAGTTCTGCGTTGGTCGGGGATTCTTTTGCGATTTTATTTGCATTAATTGAGAATCCGTTCGGATGCAGTACGTAGCCCTGTTTTGTGTAGAGCTTACGAATACCGGCTTTGGTTTCCGGATCGTAGTCTGTATAGTACGGATCCTCGTAGTTGGTCTTATCGCAGGTGAGCACCGTTCCAGATCCGATCATATAGCTCTTATAGATCGGAACATCTGTAGATGTGTCTACAGTGAAGCGATCAGATACAACCGGAATGAATCCGCCGATCGTCGGAAGCTCAACATCTCGTTCGATAGCATTTGTGATTGTGTACTTGTTGTAATCAACCAGCCCCATAGCCTTGTATCGAGCATAGATGTAAGAGTTAAGGACCAGCAGACCCATATTCTCGTCTGCGTCTCCAACTGCTTTCTGCTGCGCGAAAATCAGTGTTGTATCATTGATTTTGTTTGCATCGGTTACGGTTGTAACCCCAGAAGATGCCGTCGCCGAAAGATCAGTAACATGGTCTTTCATCCCGTCCAGTGAAAGAACCGCATCAACAATAGACATGAGATCACGGGTTCTTACCTGTCGATAGAATCCAGCAACGGAATTCGCAACATGCGTCATCGGGTCAGCGCCGGTCAGCTCCTTTGTGAAATCCTGGGCTTTCCATGCTTTCATACGCTGGGTCAGCATACAAGTCTGTTTCTTTCCGCTGATCTCTGTCGGGGTGTTGTCGGTTTCACCATCATTGTTGAGCGCGTGAGATTCATCTTCATCAATCGGAATATAGAACGGAAGTGTTGCAACATTTCCTTTTGTTCCGATCAGATCCATGATCGTCTGATCCTGTACAAGGATTCCAGACGCTAAGATTCGGTCATTCCAGGTCGGCTGCTCGCTCATGTAGTCGGAGAACACCTCCGGATCAAACGAAAAGCCGCCAAAAGTACCAGTTCTTGGCATTGTGTTTCCTTTCTACCGCGTAACTTTTTGCGGTCAAGCGTTATCGCGTGATAACGGTGTTATTTCGAGAGTGCTTCGTACAGCTCGGGATCTTCTTCTCTTAATTTGAGTCTTTCATCAAGATTCATTTTGCGGAAAGTTTCTTTCGTAAGCTCGCCGCCCTTGCCGCCAGTTGTAGGCTGTGTGAATTTGGCTGCATTGTTCTTTGCCTTTTCGGCTCCGGCATCTGCGAAAATCCCTGCTTTCTGTTTTCCGTCCTTGTCGGTAATCATCTCTGTGAAGATATCCGAAATGGACTTTCCTTTTGCAGAATCAGCATCCAGCGCTTTTGCAAGCTCTGCTCGGTAGTAGTCAGCGGTAATGTCGTTCAAAAACTCGTATTTCTTCGCTCCCTTTTCGTCTGTAGCCGTCAAGAAATCATTTACCTGTTTTTCGACTTCTGCCTTTCTGGCATCTGCTGCCCGTCCAGCTTTCTCTTCGTTGAGCTGTGTGGTGAGGGTTGTAACTTTCGTCTGTAATTCTTCGACGTTCATGTCTTTGAATCCCTCCAGCTCTTTCTGCACATCGTCCAGCGAGTTCTTGTACTCATCACGCTTTGTAACTACCTTGTCATAATCTGATTTGGTCCGATAGTTTTCTTCCATCTTCTTTTTCAGATCCGCTTTTTTGTCTTCCGGAATCTCGATTTCGAGTTCTGAAAGAATTGCTTCGTAATTCTGCATCTTCTATCCTCCTAAACGTTGTTTTTAACTGCCCGTCGGCAGTAATGGATTTAGGCAGATCAACCTCTGCCGGGGTAATGGGAAAATAGGATTCGAACCTATCAAGCAGTCCAAAGATCCAGCATCTTATGGCAGAATCAAGGGGGATGATGCCAGTTTTCCATTACTGTTTCCCAATTGTGTAATTCATAAAACAATAAGAAACACGCCGCGTTTTCAGAAAGGCTTGAGGAACGGAAAACGCGGCATATTTCAGACACGTTCCGAGCCTTGTGCAGGCTCTTAACAGGATCCCCTAGAACGTCGAAAGGAGGTGAATTGAACATCAAAATGACTTACAAGCCAATCCCAACTTCTTTTCACACTCCTATCGTACTATATATGGTATTTTTCGTTGTACCCATCTTGCCATCATGAATCAGCAAGTTTTCGAATCTGCTGCATGATGGCCTGTCTTTCGTCGCGGAAATCCGCATCGAGAATCATGGCTTGCAGCATGTCGAATACCTCAACCATAAGACGGCCGACGGAATCCATCAGCTTGTCTTTATGGGCCGTGTCTCCGTGCTCCTGGTACGCCATTTTTGCCGCGATATATTCGTCATACAGCGCGTCAATATTCTTATCGTATTTTCCGTTACTATATTTCTTGATCAGAGTCTCTGATGCGTCCATCATAACCGCCGGAATGCTCTCACACTCCATTTTTCGCAGATTACACAGTGTGGTCGTAATCTTGAACATAGCATCAAGGTTATCTGTTGTGAGCTTCTGCATCGCAGACTTTTTTTCTCTTTCAAGCTGATCTTCCAGCACTTCTTTCACGTTTCCCATCATTCAACCTCGATTCCTTTCATGCGTTTTTTGTATTTCTCGTTCAATTCTTTCTGTGACTCAGTGATATGGACCATATCATAGCCGGTAGAGATCAGATCAAGAATAATTTTGTCAATCTCTTTCAGTTCATCGCCCACATCATCTATCAGCGAAGATACAAGCGTGAAATCTTCCACGTTTCCTTTTTCAAGTAGCGTGGCGGCATAGCTCTGATATACCGCTTTTGTCTCCTCTTCCCATTCACGATAGGCGGAAAATCCATCCTCTACGGCTTTCTGCTTAGTGCCTTTTCCGACGGAAAGGCTTTTTGCGGCATACCATCCGTCCGGAATCATTTTCACATCGCCAGAAAACGCATCTGGAATAATTTTCCCGTGCCGTTCGATGTAATATCGGCATACCTTACGGCGCTCAAGGCTTTCTGCGATGTGCTGGTACTCATGTATCCGTTTGTAACCTTTCAGCCCGAGAAAATCGAAATAATCTGCCATCTGGCCGTGCATCATGATAGCTGCCACGAAGCGGCTGTTGATTTCCGAAAAAATAGCATCCGCATCTGTTACGTCTGTTTTACTTCGGAAAGTAATCATGATTCGTCACCCCCTAAGCAACTTTTTTGATGATGAGATTCGCGTCTTTTACCAGGACTTCGGTTGTAGAAATATTTCCGACTGATACAGTAAGGCTTGTTCCTGCCGGTACAGGGATCAGCGTGTCCGCGCTCACATTCTGATAAGTGTTCGCCGTAACTACGGTATAGTCCATCTCTGTTCCTCCAACCGCTTCTCCGTTCAGTTTCAGCGTAAGCACGGTCGCGCCCGCTGCCGCCGCTGTTACGTTTCCGTTGAACTGTAATTCTACCGCGATAGGAAGGTTCGTCCGGTTCGTGATTGTGAAAATTCCGCTTCCCTCGATGTGGTTCAGCCATCCGCTGGAGCATCCACAACGACGGGATTTTACGCGGGTATTGGTGAATACAATATTCTGTCCTGCTGCTACTGTCTGTTCTGCTTTGGCAATTACATTTAACATAATTTCTCTCCTTTTCTTAACAAAACAGGGGTAAGCTCCACGCCTACCCCTGCAATTTTGCACAACTACTATTTCGTAGATTTGGAATCTTCCAACATGCTGATTATTTTATTTTGGTTTTCGATGATCCGGTCAAGGTACTTTCTGTCCTGTTCCTGCAGATGTTTTGCGATATCCGCATTGCTTGCCTGTGACAGGTCGCTCTGATAATTCATCGCCTGAAGGAATACACCGAACAGGTTCAGAAGATCGAGTGCGGACAGCTCGCTTGTGTTCATCACAGCACGTTACCGCCATTTCCGCAGCATCCGCCGTATCCTGTCATGTTGTACGCAAAATACGGGGAGCATGTAAGATAAGCCGGTGTAGGTGTCGGGCGTACCGCATCAATGATTGTACGGGTCTGAGAAACCTGTGAAATCTGATTGTACGCGTTCTGCAGATCGCGGTCACGGTCTGACAGCTTATCTCTAAGTGCCTGGATGGTGTTTTCCTGCATCATCTGTCTGGTTGCGTTTCCATCGGCCAGAATGCTCTCCTTGATGTCACAGCAACACTGTGCCATCTGCGCCTGCATATTCTGTGCCATGAGTGCCGCATCATACCGGCTCTGCAGGATTTCTTTCTGCGTTTCACAGCAACAATTCTGCTGTGCCGCCTGTACCTGCTGTAAGCCGAGCTGATTGGTGTAACGATTTTCCAATACGTCCCTCTGTGTCTGGCAAGCACTGTTGGAAACGTTCTGATTGGTGTTGAAAATATCACGTTTCACAAATTCATCCGAAATGAAATTATCATGTACGCCAGTTTCAACGCCGCCGCGGTTCCATCCGCCCATCATCGGGAACAGAAATGCCAGCAAAATAATCCAGATCCACCAGCAGCCACCGCCCCAGTCATCGTCATTGTTTCTCGTTACGGCTGCTACATCAGCCGCGCTAAGTCCCATTGTTCCATCTGTCATGGTTCTTTCTCCTTATTCTTCTATTTATTAAGGCTGTGCACCGCCCTAATATCTTATTTCATTAGCCCGGAGAACTGCCCCGGGTCCATCCCGTTCTGTCTGCACATTTCCTCGAATACCTGCTTCGGGTTCTTTCCCTTGCACATATCCATAGCTTTTTTAACATTCGGGTTCGTCTGCGCCATCTGTTCTACTGCGGCCTGCGGGTTGCCCGCCTGTTTGAGCTTATTGACCATCTGCATAGCCTGCATCATCGCGCCCATCGGGTTGTTACCGCCTCCCATATTGCCTATCATGCTCATTAATGGATTCATACGGGTTCCTCCTTATTCTCCGGCTTTTCGCCTAATCGCGTCAGCAGAGCGTCAAATTCCTGCCGCGTAACGTATTCTTGTCTTTCTTCTTTTGGCTGGCTCTGTGCCGGGTTTAGGGCTTCTGGCGAAATCTCGGCGAACTGAAACACCTTGAAAGTCGCGCTTCCCATGCCGTCCACAGACTTAACGTAGAAAACAGGGCTGTTGTTGTCCATCATCCAGGCAGTGTGTCCAGGCTGGACAATCTGATTTCTTGCGCCCTCGATGCCTGCAACCTGTATCCAATTTACGTTGCTAGTCGGTGCCTGCGGCTGTTGCTGACTCTGTGGTGCATACATGCTCATCTGCTGGTTTCTCGCCTGTTCCAACTGATTAATTCTTTGCTGAAGCATTGCCTGTTCGTTCGCAAATGCCTGCGGGTCAATATACGGATACATATTCATCCCTCCGTTCTCTTTCTACTCATATTTTAGGCACAAAAAAAGGACTCTGACAGTTCGTCAAAGTCCCATGAAATACTCAAAAAAGTATCAATTAACATACTTTAATGATTTTGGTGTTTACGTTTCTGCTGATCCGTTTTGCAGTAGACACAGAAATGTTCATTAGTTCCGCACACTTTTCAAGCGGAATATTCCTACTCCGATAATCAAAAAGTGTACGTTCGTCACGCGTAAAATTACAATACGCGCGAAAATATTCCAGCTCCGGTACTGTGAATTCATACACTTTCAAGATAAACCCTCTTAATTTTTCTTGTCGGTCATCGCATTTACAAGTTCTTCCCTCGTTTTTTTTAAGCCCTCGATGTTGTTCCCTGTAATCTTATTTTCGATCAGATTGAACATGCTCCTCATTATCAGATTCATGTCATCTCGTTGAGTGCGGATAGAGGTATAATCTTTCTCAAGTTTTGACTTGATATCCTTGATATCCTCCTCTATTGTCTGCATCCTCTTTTCCAGATCCCTCTCGGGCTTTTTGAATTTCTTCCATGCTCCGGTCAGAACCACAATCGCGCCACCTACTGTAGTTATCCAGCCGCAGAGAATCATGATTTGATTAATCGTCTCAATCATCTGCTTTTTCCTTTTTGCGTTTTTGATATCGCCGTGCATCCGCTGCGGCTCTTGCTGCCTGTTTTCGGTCCCAATGGGCTATTTTCAATCGCTCATCATAAGGGCGCAGGTTGTTGTCTTCGCAAAACTTGCGATATGCTTTATTTTGCTTATTAAGCAAATTAGCTTTTTGCTCTGTTCTACTTTGCAATTTGCTTTTCGTCTCGTCATCGCTTGCGTTGTCTATAGCATATTGCAAAGTTTGAATTTGCCTTTTGCTGTTTCGTATTCTGCGCTCCAACAATCGTTGCCGTTTCTGTGATTCTTCCACCTTACGATTATCTGCGTAAGAGATATTTTTCTCGTCGAATGGGTTGTTCTTGCCATCACCAGATCCGAAGCTATGTCGGCAATTCCAGCCACCCAGTCCCTCGCCAGTGCCGTATCCGGTCACCTCGTAGAAATTCGGGTATTTCTTGTTTTTTCCGGTTCGGGAATAGAATCGCCCTTGCCACCAAAGATGATTTCCCGGGTTCTGCCCGCCGTCTCCCGTTCGTGCGCCTACATGAGCAGAAACAAGAATAATATCCCAGTCCATCTCATCCATCCGCGCTTCTGATACATCGCACGCCGCCTGCGCTATGCCGGTGCGTACGATGGTCATGGTCGCAGATTCAAGGCTCTGCCGGTATCCTGTCGGGTACTTGACTGTCAGCCCCTCCTCGGACACTTTCTCGATCAGATCAGCCACCACAGCGCCGTAAGACTCTCCGCCGCTCAGAACCCTGTGATAGGCGCTGTCAAGCTCGTTGAGGAAGAGTCTTTGCGCTTCTTCCGCGGTCGTCCGTGTGAAGTTCCGCCATGTTCCCGCGGTCGCCTTATAGTCCCTTTCAAGTACACGCATAAGCGTTGGGGAAAGAAGAAGCGGCGTTGGTGCCAGCCCAGCCGCCGTGTATACTGCGTCATCCCATTTGAGCGTCTGTATTCCAGCGTCAATGCAGGCTGATTTGATCTCTGATAGCTGCTGATTGGTCGCCTTTGCTATCTCTTTCTGTATATCTTCCAGCAAATAGCCAGATTCCTGCAGTGCTTCGATTCTCCACTTGTCCGCCGCCGTCAGCATGTAGTTCTCGCCGCGCTCCATGCGGGTCAGAATCGCCTTGACGATCTTCTGCATGATCCGGTTGTGTAAGTTCTCTGTGATGGCTTCTGCGCCCTCTGCCGCGTGCTGCAGATACTCAGGGGTAAGCATGTCTTATTCCTCTTTCTGTGCCTGTTTGATTATCTGGTTTGCTCCGGTGCTTGCTAAGCCGCTGACAATGCCGACGGCTACCGCGTTAAGCACGTCATGTGCCGGAAAGTCCGGGATAGTGTACATGCCCACCACGCCAAGCACAGCGCCTACAAAACCAACTGCGCACGGAATCCACTTGTTGTTGATCTCCGTCGCTTTCATCATCATGCCTACCAGATAGCAGACTACAGTAATGCAGACCACGGTTGCTACTCCGCTCATATCCATGTTATCACTCCTCCTTATATTTACTGTCAAAAAGCTCATCCTCTTTCGGGGTGGCTTCTTCGACCATCGCCTTTGCGTCTTTCTCCGAGAATCCCTCGAATTTGACGAAATACATCCACGCCGGTACCTTACCGGCATTCACATAGCCCCACCAGCGTGCACGGTCCTCTTCTCGATTGTACGTGATGTCTCCGAAATCATAGGTTACTTCGTATTCTCCCGCCGGACTCTCGCCGTACAGATCCGCATAGACACTCAACGCGTAATAGACGGCATCCATGCACTTCTCGAGCTGATCCCGCACATCCTTGATGTATTGGATCGTCCGCCGGTCATCGGATTCAACCTGCGTTGCTGTTACCATACCGGTTTTTTGGTCGAACACGAAATAGCCGTTGGAGAATCCAGCCTTATAGCCGATCTGCGACAATAACGCATTGATTCCCTTAACCCTCACTTCTGTGTTGAGTGTCGGGTTGATTTCCTGGTAGAAAGAATCCGGCCCCTCGCCGTAGACGTTTCGAACGTACTTCGGCAAGTTCTTTGTTGCGGCAGCTCCCGGGTTCACCTTATTAACCGGCGTGCCAGCCGGAGACAACAACCGATCATCTGCCAGAACGATTCGTTCACTGTCATTGATTTCTCCGGTCATGCGCGAGTACGCGATATCAAGGTCTTTCAGTTCTTCCAGAGCTTCGGCATATACCGGCAGGCCGAGTGGCGTAGACTTATCTACGTTATTCGCCTGCGGTGTCACGAACACGCCGAACATCGGACCGTCCAGGCTTTCTCCGTTCGTTTTCAAGATCGGCGGGGAGTCTGCCATAAGCTCAGACCATTTCGTATCTTTCAGCGCCACCGGATCGCCGATTGAATCTGGAGATTTCGACCGATACGCCCGATTGGAAATATAGTAAGGGCGTACTGTTTCCTCGCCCTGCTTTTCTTCTGCAAATCGGTGATACTCCAGCCGCGTGTAGTACCATTTTCCTTGCGTGTACGTATCTTTGAATATCATTCCGGTGATATTCTGGTTGTCATAATCAGTTATAAGCACTTCATCAGGTGTGAATACATCCAACGTCTTCCCGTTCGGCTTGATGACTACCGTTCCATACGCACAGCCATATTCCACCCATTTTCGGATACTGAAAAACACTGCATCCGTCTGTTGCTGCAGCCACTCCGCCCTTGCTGATCCCTCGATTGTGATTTTAATTGCTAGCGTCGCAAGCCGCGCTGTTTCGGAGCTTAACGATTTTGCAAAATTAATTGTTCGGATGCCGTTTTTTACATCTTTCCACGGCGGTTCTCCGGAATAAACAGCAGCGCATTTTTTAATTACCGTATCCATTACCGGGGATTCGATCGTATCAACGTTAAACGCCTGCTCCGCTTCGCTTCGAAAAAACATGCTTAGCCACCTCTTAATAGTTGTTATCAGTCCCATTCCTAGCCCTCTGTCACTTTTCTGCCGCACATCGGGCAGTAATTGACGTTATGCGGCGTTCCATCGATGCTCCCCGCCGCTCTTGTCTCGACCATCGTCTTACGGATTAGCTTGCACTGATAGATGTACCGTGCACGCTGATCGAATCTTTCTAAGGTTTTCCAGTTCTTCAGTTCGTCGCAAAACTCGCACATTATGCACTATACCCCCTGCGCATTGATATTGGAGACGTAGCATACCTGAGAGAATCTATCCAGTGATCGTCACCGTCTGGATAATCTGCTATCACTTCTCCGTTTGCATCAATTTCATGTTCGTACTTGATGATTTCTTTGTATGCTCGTGGTGTCCGTGCCGGATCAATAACAATCGTTCTGCACTGGAGCCATTCGAAAGTATATTTTCGGCTGCCCGGAGTAACAAGCGCTCTTCTGGCCGGAAGTCCTGCATCTCGGAAGTCTACTATGCTTTCCTCTTCGTCTACACCACAGTATATAGAATAATCATCATATCTCTTATCTTTGATCTGCTTCGCCATGGCGGCATTTCTGATCTTACATCCGCCCAGTTCGTCAATCAGATACACTTTTTCTTGAGCAGGCACATAAGCCGACCGAATAAATGCTTTCGGGTCCGGATACCAACCCCAATCTTGTCCCTGGTAGATAGACTGGAATTTCTGTATTTCCTCATCCGTAATGGTTCGGATTTCAAGAAGCTCAAATACATTCGTTCCAAGTCCAACCGGAATACCGAGATACTCATGCTTATACGCGCGCTCATTGGTCTTTTTAAGGTGTTCTGCATCGTCAATGAACTGTTGTCCAAGCCATTCTATAGGAACACTTGTATAGTCACTCTTGTGCCTGTAACTGTCCTCTCTCGGTTCTTCGACGTATATATTCGCCCAGTTGCTCCGGCTGATCGGCGGATTGAATGTTTTGAATACAACGAACTTATCGCCACCACGCAGCACGGACTGCTGTACGGTTCGGATTTCTTCGATTCCAGCGAACTCGTCAAGTTCCTCAAACCACAGATATTTAAACCATCCGCGGCTTGCCTTGATTGATTTCGTTTTCTTTGCCTTATCCAGTCCGCGAAAGATGATCTTTTGTCCAGTCGGCTTATAAGTGTACTGCATCGGGCTTACACTCGCCGACCAAAGATCATTCGCGCCAAGTGCATCAATTCCCCATGCGATCTGCTCAAACACCGATTCTCGCAGGGTATTCCCAACTTTTCGGAATATCACAGCATTTGTATGCTCTCCTTTTTCCGCGTCCATCATCATCCCGAGCGGAATTTCAACACCTACAAATGATGACTTTGTGGATCCGCGTCCTCCGTACAGGTCATAATAAGTGTGGTTGCCGTCAAGAATATCCCAATGGACAGCATAGAAAGCAGGCGCGATGATGTCAGTTAGATTTACTGCGTTTACGCTGCTTTCCATTCTTTCCCTCCGGGCGTGGAATATTATTGATTATCGTAATGCCATCGCCGTTTGCTTTCGTTTTCTCCGTCAGCTCAATTCGTTTCATAAGCTCCCGGCCTGCCGCCATTCTGGTATCAATTGATACTTCAAGCCCAAACTGGTCCTTTACCTCACCTCGCATAACCGAAGTGTAAAATTCCTGTATTTCCTTGATAGTAGCTACCTTTTCGCTCTCAACTTGCTCCTCCAGATGGCGTAAATACTCTCTAACATTCGGCTTTTTTAAGTTCTCGCTTGCCATTTGCGGTGCTGTCTTCTCCGAATACCCCGCTTTTCTTGCCGCTTCCGCCTTATTCCCGCATTCCATCAGCTCATGGCAAAAATCTTTTTGTTTTTTTGTTACGCTCATCTAATCACCTCTGTCTATTGCCATTCTTGCAGTGCCCTCCACATATCTACCAGACAGTTCAGCAAATCGAGCTGTGATGCTGTTCTGATGATCTGATAGTCCATTTGTTTCCATACACCAGCTTTTCCGAGAAAATCAACAGGGGTTGACAGTATATACATGGTTATCATCCTCTCTTGCTCCTTTGAATAGAACTGTGTTGTCCCTATCTTCACGATTTGCCCATTCTTCACCAGCGCGCGTTGCAATTTTTTAATGATCGCGTTTAGGTTTGCCATAATATCCTCCCCGTCCTACCGATCAGTCTTTCTTTACCCAGCTCTTTGTTTTTCCATCCCACCGAAAACCTTTTTCTTTTAACATGCTTCGTATGTTGTAGGTTTGTCCCGAAACGCTGTTTACTTTGTCCCATCTGATACCATAGCTTTCAATTCCCCTGGAATCATCGTAGCTCACAATACCATGTTGGATTTTATACGTCACATCTTTTGTGTTCGCTTTCGGGTTGCTGTTATCGAACGTTCCATAGTCAATTTCTTTCCTGTTTTCCAGTCGATGCCGCGTTTCGCAAGCGTTCTTCTTGCCGCCTGCACGGATTCGTTATCCGAATGACCTTTCGCAGTCCTCATAAGTCTTTCCACCGTGCTCGGCTTCACGATTTTTCCCGAAGCAACTTTTTCGTTATACTCTTTAATGGCTGCTTCTCTTTTTGCATGGTATTCATCGTTCGCTTTTGCAGCATCTTTCTGGAATTGTTTCATTTGCCTTTGCGTCAACCCATGGGGAATACGCATTTTATCGAACATGTAACTGCTCATCGGTGCGGAAAGTCCGCGTTCTCCCAAATATTCATCTAACGTCTGCTTTTTGGGCTTGCTTGTCAATCCGCTGCTACTTCCACGCCCCCCCCATCTACATTCCCTCCTTCTTGTATCTCTCCTGGAACGCTGCGACCTTTTCCACGTTCCCATCCAGATCTTCCGGAACTTTCCCGAAGAAGATCACGCGCTCCGGTGATAATCGTTTCATCATCTCTTCATATCCCCGCAGGAATGCCGCTTTTTTTGCTTTGCTGTTCTGCGTCCCAACGCTCGATACTGCTACCACGCTCCCCACAGGTTCGCCGTCAAAGCACCACTCAAACGAGCTTTCATCGCTCCACGCGATTGTAGGTATTACCCGCAGTCCATTCATCTGCATATATGCCGCACACCAGTGTTTTCTGTAATGATTATAGATCTGCATAGCTTTCGGGAAGTCTATGTACATGCTGAAATCCGGTGAAAGCACATATTCATAATCTCTCAGTACCTCAATATACCGATCCGGATTATTCCACACCCGTTCGAACTGGTAGTCATCCAGGAAGAAATGAACGCCTTTCCCGGCTCTTTTCGTTGTGTTGGCCGCGTAGTTGAATCCGATCCACTCACACGGCTTGTACTCTTCCGGCATAATTTCGGGGATTCCGTACTCTCCCACGCCGGAAAAGATCATTTTCTCGAGATTGTCATAAGTCTTGTTTGTAGGCATAAAAATCACCCCCATACTAATACACTTCTATTCTTAGTGTACTTGCATGGGGGCTTTTCGTTGTACCCTTTTTGTGCTTAATATCAGATTATTTTTCCGTTTCTTCGGATTTTTTCTCCGCTGATGGCCAAAGATCCACATCATAACCGTTTTTTAAGATGAAGTTTTTATCTGTGATGCTTAGAATCAACTCATTCTCTTTCGTACGCACCAAAATTTCACTTATTTCTTTCCCTCCGATTATCATTCTAACTCCTTCCCGTGCAGAAGCAGCAATCTATACAGTTCCTCGATTGTCTTCCGCCTGTATCCCTGGAAATCTTTCCGCTGCATTGGGATGTACTGCACCTGGCTGATCCGGTCATACCCAATTCCAAGCGTCAGATTCGCGAACAGGGCACTCGATATCTCCGGGCAAGTCTTCTGTGCGGCCTGCAAGATAAGATTCTGGTCGTAGTCGTGCGCGTTTTTGCAATATGATACGATCTTATCCCCAAGTTCTTTCGAAATCCCGTAATCTTTCAAAAATGTGTTCCGAATGCTCATGGTGCAGCTCCTTTCTGCTGTTACGCTTCTTTTACTTCATCTCTCAGTTGACAGAATTTGTAAGTTACGTAATACGCTCCCACGTTGAATACCGCTATATGCGTCGAAATGTCAACCAAAGTTGCATCACTCCACTGATACGAATTTACGTTGCCATCCGCGATTGACGGGCGGCGGATCTTATACCTGTTCCCTATCACAAGCTCTTCTTTCGTCATTCTGTCTTCACTCCTCCGGCATATCCATATACCAAGCTTTTTCGATTTCATCCACTAAATACACAGCAACTCCTGCGTTGCATAACGCACTCTGCGTTGCGATCATGTCCAAAACTTCCATTGCTCTTTCTTCTGTTTTGTAAGTTCCAAGCTGTTCGAATTGGTCTGCGCAGATTTTAAAACAACCTCCAACCGTCTCAGCCACATAAAGCACTCTGCAAGTATCAATATTGAAGATTGCTTTCTTGTCCTGTCTTCTAATCAGCATCTTCTTCCTCCTCTTCTGCTGGCATTTGATACACATATTCCTGTGCAAGCGCTTGATACACGGTTACACGGAGTCCGCCGATCCCTCTACCCGCGTAAATGATTTCATCTGCTTTGCAGCATCCAATTTGCTCAGCAATTTCATCAAGAACCTTTTCTGCTTTCTTTTTTGTTTTATAGACTCCTACTACACCTGCTCTTGTCTCGATACAATACCGGCCGTCCGGTCCGCAGAACATATGGAAATCATTTCCGTATGTATCTACCACAAGATCTTTGTTTTGACTCTTAATTATCATTCCTTCTCCTTTTTCCTCACGCAAATCTCAACTGTTCCTGGCTGTCATCGATATTCAGATTCGGCACCCGTTCCCCTACTTTCAGATATGGGCAGTTGGCTTCTACCAGTTTCTGCGCCATAATCGGCACTACACTGTTCCCGATCCGCGCCACCTGCTTTGCAACCGGATAGCTTTTCCAGTTGTAATCCCGGTTGATAATATAATCTTTTGGGAATCCCTGCATCAGCTTCAGTTCTTCCGGCTTCAGCATTCGCAGGAAAATGTCATAGATGATATATTTTTCACCTTTGATGTTCAAAACCACATTTACCAATCCGAACCGGTCTTTTGTGGTGATCGTCCCGAGCGGATGGTCGAGCATTTGCCCGCATCCTGCCCCGTAATATTTGATCAGAAACGCAGATACCAGTCCAAAATGCCCTGGCGAAGTCGTTATGGTATGCAGTGGCTCATCACATCCCTGCCCGATGCCGGATTTATAATATTTTGTGATGAATGCAGTTACCAAGCCGTATCGATTTGAAGTGTCGATGGTCTTGATCGGCTCCGTCAGAAGCTGTCCTCTGGAATCTCCGTCTCGTGTCTCGCCGTGGTACTGAATGATAAATGCCAGCGCATCCTTGTCCTTTACGATATATGGAGCAGGCGCATCGATAATATATTTCTTAATCCCGTTAGCTATACGCTTCTGTGTAGCCTCCGCCAACGGCTTTTTCCGGTTAAAGATCGATGTGCCTAGGTCTGACCAGTCAATATAATCTCCGCATTCTTCCCAATGCCTCAAGCTGGTGTTCTCTCTGCTGTGTGTAGGTTCCGGCCACCGAATCTCTTTCCCATCCCGTCGGAACACCGCATACCATCGTTTTCTTGTGGTCGGTGCTCCATAATCGGCAGCTACCAACTCCCGGCAGTCAAATCTGTATCCAAGACTTTTCATAGACCGAATGAATTTCTTGTAATCTTCACCCTTTTTCTCTGAGATCGGATATCCCTTTTCATCCAGCGGCCCCCACTGCTGTATTTCTTCTACATTCTCCATCAGGATCACATCCGGCAGAATCTCCTTCGCATGCTTATACACCGCCCATGGAAGGATCCGCAGACCACGCTCCCGTGGTTTACCGCCCTTGGCTTTGCTGTGGCTCGTGCAGTCCGGGCTTGCCCACATCAACGCCACATGCTGATTTTTGACGTATTTACGCAGGTTGACCTTGAAGATATCCTCTGTCAGATGCAGCGTGGTCGGGTGGTTGGTTTTATGCATCAATATGGCATCCGGATCGTGATTGATCGCAATATCTACCGGCCGCCCCAGTGCCATCTCGATGCCGACGGAGGCACCGCCCCCGCCAGCAAAGCAATCTATAATCAACTCTTTACTCATTTCAAAAAATCCTCCAAACTCATCTGACCAGTAATAATCTGCGTAATCTGGTCTATCTAAATATATTTTACTTACTCCGTTTTTCATTGTCTCAAGAAGCCCGGTATACCCTTGCCCCGGCCGGAGGCTGGCTCCTTTCTTTGTGTTTGTTATTTTTTATGTTTCTTGTTCCATTCGTTCAGAAATTCAATTTGCTCCTCATCCTCTTTCGGATCTTTTTTCCGATCCGGCGGGTCAAGCATTAGTTTTGCTGACGCGAGAATCACCGCGCAGAACAGAACAATTCCGATGATCTCCATTCTCTTTTCCTTCCTTTCCGAGAATCTGTTTTCTCGTTTTATCCCATTCTTTCAGAAGAGCATCCGGGAAATCGTTTTTATCGTATTTCGTTTCTTTCATTCTTCCGCCCCTCCAAAGCCAAACTCTTTTGCGAGATCCATATCCTCAAATTCCAGCATTGCGCCGGTCTTTTCGTGCAACTCCTCGTACATCTTAGCCAGACCTACACTGTTCATCTTCCGTACTGCCGCAGTGTAGTTGTCCATGTACCGTTCAAGCGCCTTTTTGTACCCCCAGGTCTCATAGATCGCCAGTGCAGAGCACACGACGTTCGCCGCGCTGATGCAGTCCTCTGCTTTCAGCAGCTTTTCCTGTGCTTCTTTCTGGTAGGCTTCGGACAGGTTTCTCTGCATCCTGTCCACCCATTTCCGCAGGATCTCGAGCTTTACGCCTGTGATCCCGCTCACTTCTGCGGCTGTCATCGTCTCAGGGCTTAACTTAGTTGACGGCTTTTTCTTCAATTTATTGCTCATAGGTCCCTCCCCTGTCCTTTTCTTATTATTTCATCATCTGGTAAAAGCAAAACGCTACTGTTGCGCAGATAATTGCTGTTTTGAATACTGATACCATGCTTAACCTCCTGTCAATGCCTGCTCCAATGCCGCGAAATCATAGTCCCGCTGGTTGAAGTTGTTGAATTTGTTTTCTTTCTGCTGCTTCGTCGGCTCTCTTTTTCCTGGCTCATAATTCGCGTCGAGATAATCCACGTAACCAGAATTGAAAAAGGTACTGCCGTACTGCGGCAGTCTCCAGCCCTCCTTTTCCAGTTCCGTCTTATACCTCTTAATTGCTCTCTCAAGCTCTTCCTGCCCGATTTTAAGCAGTTTTTTCTTTGCTGTATCACTTACCTTCCCCTTGCCTTTTTTGTTCGGATACAGGCTCCACAACCGCTCGAAAAGAATCTTTGCTTCTTTGGTTTCCTCCGCCTTTTTCGACGGCTTCGGCTCTTCTGGTTCTTCGTGTTCCTCTTGCTTCTCCTCTACCGGCGGCGGTGTTTCCTGCTCCACAGCTTCTATTTTCGCCTGTTCCCTGTACCGCGCCTGCCGCTTCCGGTTGCTCGCCCGGATCTGTTCCAACGCGGCTACGTTCTGATGTTCTTCCCATCCAGGGATCAGAAGCGTGTTTTCCTCGTTTCGGCTTATCATTCCCATACTTTCCAGCGCTTTCATGGCTACCAGAATGGTACTTTCTGGGAATCCAAGCTCATTTGCGAGCATCGCCGGAGTGTACGGGATGTTTTCGGTAAGGAAAATATAGCCATTGGAATTGCACCGCCCTGCCAGAGTCAGCAGCATGACCCAGATAAGAACGATGTTGTTTCCCTCCGGCAGGCCGCGCAGATACTTGATCTTTCGATTATCAAACATGTCTATCGACATCTTAACCCACTTAACCTCGCCCATCGTCCGCACCTTCTTTCAGACTCATTCCCGCTTCGTATTCGCGGAATATTGTCATCCAGTCGTCGAGTTCCATCGTGACTAGGATCTTATGATTGTTTCTTTTGTGGAATACTGCAGGCAAAACGTCTTTTCCACTTTCTTTCGCGTCGTGTTTCGCCTGATCCATCCAGTCATAGAGCTGCATTCTCTCTTGATGTTTCGCTTCTACGTGGATTCCAGGGAGACCTACAACATCGGATGCATCCCCGGTGTTGCCGCAGTATTGCGCGGTCCGGCGGGACTCCGTGTAGCCATACTCCCGGAACTTTCTGGAAAGCTCCAGCTCGAAGCGTTTCCCTTTCTGTTTGCTGTTAATCGGCATCTCTGCCCCTTTCCGGCGGCTCCAGCCAGCCGCCTTTTTTGTCGTGACGTAACACATGAACCGTTTTGAGATACTCTGTTGACAGTTCCATGCTGGACTCTATGATTTCCCTTCCGGGCTATCATCCACAATGATTCCGTAGACGTGATACATTTTCTCGAAGCTCGGCATTCCGCATTGATGCGCGATCGTGTGGTGCGTCCTGCACAGGCAGATTTTCCGGTATCCAGAATCATCCACCCGCCGCCGGTCATTTCCCATGCCGATTGTATCAACATGGTGGATTTCGCCATCTTTCCCGCACACCGCGCATTTTCTGTGCTTGATGCACGCGTACAGGTACTTCCCGACATCATCCGCGCGCTCTATTCCGCTGTCTGAGAGCGGTATTCCCTCTTTAAGCACGAAATCCATCAGAAACGTGATGAAATCCCGCGCCGTCCCCATCGAACAGTCTGAAAGGGAGAAATACGGCTCTCCGGTCTCGATCATGTAATTGCATTTCATAATCTCTTTCATCTCCTCCGGGAGATAGCCCAACTCAATAGCTATATCCCGGATGGTCGCGTATGCTTTCTTCCGCTGCAGATTGGAGATGTGCCGCCCATCGTCAAAACGCATTTCTGTGTTCGTGATGGTTTTATTTTCAATTTCTTCTTTCAGCCTGCTTTTCGGCAGCCGCACTACAAGCCACGTATCACCGTCTTTTTCCACGGATTTTACGATTTCAGCCAGAGCGTGCATTATGCATCACCCGTTGGCATCTCTACTGCATTCGGTGTCTTTTGTAATTTTTTCATTGCTTTGTTGTACTGCAGAATATTCAATTTTTCTAATGCATCGACTCCAAATAATGCAAAAATCTGTTCTTTTCTCACACCGGTACGGCTTAATTCAGCGTTGATTCTGCGTACCATCTCCTCGTTAATTAATGATTTCCCTGCATCCGCAGTTGATTGTTCATTTGTTTTTCGTGCTTCTGGAGATTCTGCATCTGGATCGTCTACCATATCCGCCGTTGGAATGCAGAACACCTGGAAACATGCGTATTTGTAAGCAATTGCCATTGCCTTATTGGTTGCCTTATCTCCTGTGTCCATTGCTTCTCCTACAATGGTCGATTCGACAAAGGAACCATCTTCCGCATAAAATGTGAATTTGATTTTGCAGGTCACATAATGCATCATTGAACCGTTTTTTGTTTGCATTTCTTTCACATCTCGTTCCAGAATATTCGGGACAATTACCACCTTGTTTTTTGCCAAAGCAGGATGCAAAGCGTTGTAAACGTCGTCAACGCTCCGGAATTTAAAGCCCTGTTGCTTATTAACCTTGTCTTTCCCGACCGCTCCGACATCCGCGATCACGCCAGCAATCGAGCGGTAAATCATCGGGTAGTCTCTGCTTCTGTCAACCTCCACAGCTCCCATTATGCCTGTCTCCTCTCAAAATAGATTCCGATGCTGTTAAAAGCAATTTCCACCTGTTCCAGCTCCTCCGGTGTAACAACAACCTTGTACCACATGGTAACCGTCTGCAGCTGCGGAAACGGCAGATCGTCGCCGTCCTCAGAATCATCGAGTGTAAAAGGTACTTCCGGTTCTTGCGCCGCCACTGTAGCAGCTTTCAGCGCTTCTTCCGCCTTTTTCCGTTCCTCTTCTCTTACTCTGGCGATTTCTTCGATTTTTTTTCGCTCTTCCTCCCGTGCTCTCTCAATCTCAGCCTGCCGACGCTGCTCCTCTTCCTGCTCGCGGCGGATGCGTTCCGCCTCCAATGCCCGCTTTTTGTTGTCCTCGTATGTATTAATCAGGGTAAGGGCGGCACCAAGGTCACGGCTCTTCTGATAGACCTGCAACGCATCTTCCAAAACCTCCGACTGCGTATTGCTGATAATGCCGATCTCAGAAGCAACCTTTTCAGCCATCGCCAGAAGCTCTTTTTCGATCTGTTTCAGGCTGGTGGTGGCGTTGTCCCACTTTTTCACATAGATCTCCTTGAGTGGCAGGTACTCCGCCCATTCACCGGTGCATTCTGCATACAGCTTCTCAACATCCCCATGACGCTTGCGGATGCGCTCTGCCTCCATCTCTTTCAGCTGACTATCGATCAGGCAAATCGGTTCGTCGATGATTTCAAGAAGCTCTTTTACCTTCTCCTCGAAGTCGTTGTAAGGCACCAGGCACTGCGCCTTTACTTCTTTCCGACGTTTCTCTACTTCTTCTCTGGTCTTCCGGAGAGACGCCAGTTCCGCCTTGGCCACGCTCTTAGATTCCTCAGTGAATACCGCTCCCTGATACTCCGCCATCTTTTCGGACAACTTAGCTTTCACATCCTCAAAGTTACACCGGATCACAGCCGGTTCCTGACTAATTTCGATCTTTAATTCATTCATTTTCTTTTTCTCCTTCTTTTCTGTTTTCTTCTACTTTCTGCAATCCAAGAATCGCCGCGATTGTCTCAACCTGCGGGAATTTTTCAGATTCCAGATACCGGCGTACTGCTTCGATATAGCATCTTGCGCCGTCCTCTACACTTTTTTCTGTGCTTACGTCCATTCCTGCATATTCATAATGTTTCATTCTTCTACCTCCGAAAATTCTCCGTTTTTCAGCGTGTAATAAGTGTCCTCTTTGATTTTTTCGCCGTCTACACGCTCTGTTTTTACGCAGATCGGCACATAGCGTCCTTTTTCTTCATCTTTCACCCATTCCGCAAGCGTGATCCAGCTCCCCTTTTTGCCTTTTGCTTTTGATCTTCTGCCTGCGCACATAATCACAGCGTCTTCTCCGGTGCTGTTGATCTTCGCGTAGTCACCGGACGAGCCGATCTGCGCGGAGTAACCGGACGAGCCGATCTG